AATTCGAATTCCACGAGGTGTACTGACACCAACGAACGATTTCGTAGCAACCCCTTAACTTAGCCCGAAAGTACCATACCGATGAACACACCCCAACGTCCAATCAAACGACAACCCGTACCCCCAACCAACCGACCTGCTATCACTGCTTCTTCTCAGAACATCTTTGAAGACCTGATCGAAGCCAAGCCTCAGCATGGTCGATTCCTGATGCTCTACAGTCCTCCCGGAATGGGTAAGACAACATTGGCTGCTCAGTTTCCAGCACCAATGTTTATTACCACCAGTGGAGAACAAGGCATCTATCTGTACAAAGAGCGTAACCTTGTACCTTCCGATATCCCCATCATCCAGTTGGAACCACTGGCACCTCACGATGAGATCCCTGCTGGTGGTCATCCCGGATACCTGCGTTGCATGGCAGCGATGCAGCGATTCCGTGATGGTAAGCACGATCGTCAGACACTGGTCATCGACAGTACCTCTGGTCTGCAGGACATCTGCTACCAGCACTGTGCTTCAATGCTGTTTGACAGTGACATGGACAGCAAGGACTTCACAGCTTACTACGCTGGCTACACGAAAGCTGCTGAAGCATTCTGGTCTTCAGAACTCCTCAAGACCATGCTGGAGATCGTAGCCAAGGGTTACAACGTCGTACTGATCGCTCACTCGACGTTCAAACCAGTCAACAACCCGAATGGTCCTGACTACGACCAGTATCGTCCAGAGCTTGATAAAAACATATGGAAGTACACGTCCAAGGATCTTCATGGTGTCTTCTTCCTCGGTCAGGAAATCATGGTCAGCATCGACCAAAAGACCAAGAAGAAGAACACGATCGGAGAACGTCGATTCATTGGACTGGCACCCACGACTTATTACACAGCTAAGTCATGGTGCACCCCGGAAGGGATGACTGAAATCGACTGTGGAGAATCAGCTAAGGAAACATGGAGTAAACTCAAAGAAGCACTGGGGATGTGATGCAGTCGACAGATGGCTGTTACTGCTACGACGAAACAACAAGACCGTGTCCTATTCATAACAAGAAAGAACCTCAAATGGCCCAAGAAGTAACCTCCCTCGCAGCACTCATGAAATCCAATGCTCGATTGAAGAAGCATGTGGAAGTCGCTAAGAAGACTACACCTCAGCAGGACTACGCTGGTCCTCCGGGTGAAGTCATTACCAAGTTCAACCGCAATACGATCATCACCAAGGAAGGTAAGACCTATTACATTCTCGACTTCAAAGTGGATGGAACTGTTGCTGGTCAGGAAGCACACAACGGTCATCGTATTGGTATCCTGCACGGACTGAACGACGAATCGTACCGAACTGCTGAGCAGGGTCTGGACAACCTGATGTGTGACCTCCAGTTGCTGGGTATCGACACAAAGGATTTATCTCTCGACCAGATTGACGCTGCCGTTAAAGCATCTGTTGGTAAGGACGTGACAATCCGAGTGGTCAAACGAAAAGACGGCAAGGGCAACAACTTCCGTATTGTTGGCCTGTCAGCCGACGCTGATGACCAAGACTACTCTACTCCAGAAGATACTGAAGCGACAGACGACGTTTCCGATGAATGGTCAGAAGAACTTGAAGAAGCTGCAGCCGAAGAAGCAGACGATACTGCAGATGCTGCTGAAGCAGAATTCGTTCCGAGCGATTGGGTTGGCTTTGAAGTCGATTACAAGCCAGCGAAGTCACCCAAAGCCCTGACCTTCAAGGTCATCGCAGCAGACGACGATGCTGGTACTGTGACCCTTGAACGCGATGGCAAGAAGGTCAAAGCCAACTACGCTGACCTGATCCTTCCGTAACTTTGGTACATAAGGCACTTAGCGGTTCGAACGGGCAACTGGACGGATGGCTGGGGGATTGCTGAAAACTAAGCAACAAGTAAGCATCATAGTGCGATAACCACAAAAGCCGTGCCTTATCTTTCCCTATAGCCCGCTCTAACCCAGCGGGCTTCTTTTTCGGATACGAGTATGTTTGACTACAAACACTACAATTCCCTAGACGAAATGCTCACCGACGAAGAGTACATGCTAAAGAAACGAGTGATGCTATTGACGCGTATAGTAGTTAATGAAAGTGGGTGCTGGAATTACACACGTTACTGCGATCCAGAAGGGAGGGCAAAAACACAAATAGGGTACAAGAGCATTGCAACAGCTAGACTATCCTATATCGTGTTCAAGCAGGAACCAATTGGTGGCAAATTCGTATGTCATAGCTGCGACAATCCTTCGTGCATAAATCCTGAACATTTATGGTTAGGGACACATCAAGACAACATGATTGACAGAGACGCGAAGGGAAGGTGCCAAAGACCTATCGGCACTAAGAACAATAAGTGTAAACTTACCGAGGCGGATGTGGCTCAGATAAAAGCCGACCTAGCCCAAGGTATTGGTGGCAGCGAAATAAGTCGAAAGTTTAATGTTACGCCCAGTGCAATAAGCTACATCAAACTCGGCAAATCTTGGAAACATGTATGATAGCGTTCGACTGTGAAACCGGGGGTCTGCACCTACGCAACGAAAGTACCACATTCAGTATAGGAACTTATGATGGAGCGAGTTTCAAGCACAGCACAGTTGATGTAGACCCGATGACACGCAAACGCACCAAAGAGCATTCGCCAAAATTAAGGGCAATGTTCGATAATGCAGATATGCTAGTCGCCCACAACGCGAAGTTCGATATAGCCTGCTTATGTGAAGCAGGAATCTATGAATGGGACGAACCAGCCAACCCAAAGTTCTGGGAACGAATCGTAGACACTACCACACTCGCTCACCTCTACTGTTCAACGGACGAACTTAGCTTAGACTTCCTCACTCAGAAATACTTGCAGCGAGGTTACCCTGAAGACAAGGAGTTAATCAGTGTCGTCGACAAATGCCGCAGACTCACAAGGACCAAACGCTTCAAAGCAGTCTATGGAGACTGGCTCATCGCATCGGCTGAGGGATCTCATCCATCCTTCCTTCCGTGTGGTAAAAACAATAAATGGAACCGAATGGACTTCTGGCTCCCAGCAGCCATACGAAAGCACATCCCTGCAGCTTTCCGACCCACTCTTAGTGATTCAGTCCTTAGCTCAGTCATGCTGCGATACCTGAAGGCTGACTGTGTCAACACGTATGAATTGGCTGAATTCTACTTCCATCAACTCCTCGAACGTCATGGAGACCAAGTCACTGAGCTACTCAACATCAATCGTCAGGTTGAGCATATCGTATGGAAGATGGAGACTCATGGACTGTGGGTGCGACCAACTGAACTTAAGGACGCACAAGACGCCTGCCACAAGTACATTGGTATTCTTTCTCAGAAAGTCACTGAGCTTTCAGGCATTGAAGACATCACAGATACTAAGCTGCGTAAGCTGTTCTTTCAGGATTGGGGCTTCGAACCTGTTACACTCACCAAGACCGGAGGCTACTCAGTCGATGCCAAGTGTATCCTCAAGTTACACGAACTGGCACAACCCGGAACCAAGCAACACCAATTCCTTAGCTGCTATCTAAGCCTGAAGAAGTACGAGAAGAAGTTAACCTCGCTACAGTCATACGAACGATCAAGAAGTGCCAGTGGGTACGTTCATCCGTCCTTTAACATCACAGGAACCAAGACCACCCGATTCAGCAGTAAGAATCCTAACGCTCAGAACATCACCAAGGCCGGTAATCCTTATGAAGACGACGCACCTGATATCGCTCGCTGGTTACGTGCTTCACCTTCAATGAGATCCTGTTTTGGTCCACCTCCCGATAAGTGGTGGGTGACAGCAGACTACTCTCAATTGCAACTCAGAATCTTTGCCAAAATAACTAACGAACAGGAGATGATGGATGCCTTCGACAGAGGCTGGGACGCTCACGATTTCGTGGCACGCAAGATATTCGATGTCCCGTCCACCGAGACACCTACGAAGGCCCAACGACGTGTGGCTAAGAATGTCAACTTTGGGTTCGTATTCGGAGCCTCTCCAAGAAAGATTGAATCCACTGCCGGTATCCCGGGTTTGTGGGATACGGTCACAACTCTATTCCCCCACGCACACGAATTCATCGAAGCAACTAAAGCGACGATCAACGAAGTCGGTTACGTCGAAACCTTGGGTTCATATCCTCTGGAACTTAAATCCCACATCAACAAGTGGACCGGACGCGAGGAGAAAGCAGCCCACGCTGGAGTGAACTACATCGTTCAGGGAGCAGAAGGAGTCATCGTCAAACGTGCCATGGCTCTCTGTGATGCTTATCTCACTTCAGAATATCCTGAAGGGCGAATAGCGTTACAAGTCCACGACGAACTCGATTTCGAAGTACCTGTACGAATGCCTAAGCAGCACGTCAGGAACCTGAAGGATCTGATGGAATCAGCAGCCTCTCACTATGGCGTAAAGGCACCAGTCGAAGTAAACTTAATCACCAACCGCTGGGATAAGGAATTGA